TCATAATTAACCTCAAACTTCTTAAGTCTTTCTTCCTTTAGTTCACCTACAAATTTTGCCACCAGTGGAGACAGTCTTGGATTCATAAGCTCTGATCCTTCTTGTCTTGCTCTATTATGACTGTAGCCAGCTAGCTTTGCTGCTTCCATCTGTGAGACTGGTCCTTCCGGACCACCAAATACTATAAATTCGGCGAATCTCTTCTGCATTTCAGTTAATCTTTTATGAACCCCCATGGTTGACAATTTAAGGTAACTATCCTATAAAGTCAATATGAAAGATGAATCGGAAAATGGAGAAAGAGCTGAACAAGCTACTTATGAAGATGAACAAGCCAAGTCTCAACGCACTGTCACCATACCTCTTAAAGAATATGATGAAATAAAACGTGAAGAGAATTTTATTAAAAGTCAAACTCTGATTGATATTATAGATAACATTGAAAGATTAGTTAGAGCATTAAGGAAACATATTATAAGGAAGTGATTGACATTGAAAATTATTGTGTATGCAAACAAAAATATATGAATGAAGATTTAATAAAGCTGATTGAACAGCATAAAAAGGATATTTGGGAATGGAAACAAAAAGAATCTCAATGGATACGAGATAGGAATCAGTTAGAAGGTAATAAAATAATTATAGAAGAACTATCATCTAAGATGGTGGAAATGGGGAAAAAAATTAAAGAGCTAGAAGGCACGCTAGGAAGTGCTCAAGGCATAAATGATAATCATCAAAGATATAATGGAAAACTACAAACAAGATTGACAGAGGTCGAAGAAGATAATAAGAAGCTTGCAAAACAAATTCAAGATTTAAATAACCGATTATCATCATGAGAGTACAAGACATGCAACAATTTCTTACTTCCTTTACGGAAGGATCAGACGCAGTAAAGAATGCTGTTATCTTTGCTGAAGTTAATGGAACATTATATGATGTAAGAAGAATGGAAGTGCATGAGAATGCTGCTCCCATCATAGGACATAAAGGTCATACAGCGCACAGATTAGTTTTAAAAACTCAAAAACCTTCTTCAATAATTCTTCCAGACAAGCTACAAAAAGATTACTAATGCACGAGGTCGTTACCTCGATAAAGACATGGGTCCAGAGGCAAAATTATATCAAAAACTTCGTAAGAAATCATCCGGAATTCTTTGGACTAGGCTTGAAAACCTTAGCTCTCTTGGCACTCCTGATCTATTGGGTTATAATGCTAATGGCCACTTTTTCACAGTAGAGTTAAAAGTTACACGAGGGAATAAACTCAAATTTTCTGCACACCAAATTGCATTCCATAAATCACATCCGAAGAATACATTTATCATAGCCGAGGCCCGTGGTCCGAGGTCCTCGAAACTTATTCAAATGTATCGTGGTTCACGGATCGTGGAGCTTGCAGCTTGCGGCTTGAAGCTTCCGGCTTGCAGCTTGGGGCTTGAGGCTTGCTGCTTGGAGCTTCAGAAGCTTGGAGCTTGAGGCTTGCCGCTTGAAGCTTTCTTCTCTCGGCTCTCATCTCCTTATAATATTTTGGTGATTTGAATTCCATTAATGTTTACCGTATATAACACGTTTAACGCTGCGGTCCCAGCACTTCCTGCAATCTCGGCACTTGTTGCCCTGTTTAGACGCCGGGCATGTCACCAGCTCGTGGTTGGTTGTCACGCCCGAGGTATACGGCCACCATGACGGCGGCCGGGCTTGATCATTCATATGATCGGATAAAACTATTTTTAAATTTTTGGGAACCACAGCTGGATCCATCAGAGACAGGAAGCGCGCTTCGCGCGTGGGCAGCCAGTGCCGGGTGTCAGGCGTGCGCTTGCAGACTTCAAATATATTTGTTAAATGCTTGGCGCTTTGGATGTCCCCGGAGTCGTGCCACCTGAAGACAGGCTCGGGCTTCTGCCAGTGTCTGCCGTTAATAAGTGTGACCATAGCTTCGATCCACCGTGGATCATGGAGCCTGGTCAGGCGACGCTGCATCGCGTCTTTTACATTTGGAAATCTATATCTGCCCTTAAGTGCATAGCACCCGCTGCAGGTCGAGCCCTTAACCTTCACCAGCTTGGCGCCTGTAATGCATGCCACAGCCGGCAGGTTAATGGAGGGACCAGGCATCTTGTTTGGTGCTGATAGTCCTCCGGTTATAATTCTTGCTTCTTTTTTAAGCATCTAAGACTGGATCCTCTGCGCCATCTGGAATCAAGGCTTCACAGCCGCATTCCCTTAAATAATGATTGTACATTACGTAAATAGACGGAGCACCTACGTCTTTAATAAACTGTAAAAGTTCTTTTCTTTTTCTTTCTGTTTTTTCAGTCATAATTATTCCTTTCTAATTTCTTTCTATTTTAAAATTGTGTCTTTTTTAAGGCGCTTGGAGCTTGAGGCTTGGAGCTTGAGGCTTGGAGCTTGCAGCTTGATGGTATTTTTTATGCCATTCTTTATAAATGGCATTTTGTATTTCTTCTGAAGTCATTTGCCATTCTTTAGAAAGTTCTTCATACATATCATTTGTTTTCACCAGTCCCTCGATATTTTTTTCATGGCGCCGGTCTCATTATTTATAAAATATAATAAGTGCCAGACGGCCAGGTCATATGGTTTGCGGGCTGTCTTACAGAAATTAAAAGACTCTTTGTCATTCTTTTTGTTAATATAAAATGTTTCATGATCCAGACCTTTAATTGCCATTCCATTAAACATTATTTCATCTTTGTTTTCTGATTGATCAACTATTATTTCTTCTCCCATTTCTGTGAGCCATTTATATTCATCTTTTACTCTCTTCCACTCATCATCAGTGAAAGCTCTTTTATTGGTCCAGTAGTTTGTATAGCCCATCAGTCTTTTTTCTTGGTTCGTGGTTCCATATCTTTTTTAACAAGACGCAGGATCTCTTCCATTGCGTTCGCTATTCTTTCCAGCTGTTTACTGCACAGATAATCATTATCTGCATCGTGATTATTATTATCCATATTATTTCTTCTTTCTAAATTCATCCTATCATCTCCCAGAGGTCCTGTCAAGCTTGGAGCTTGGAGCTTGGAGCTTTTAAAAAACTTCTCACAGCTGCCGGCGTCATAAAATAGTGTGTTAAGTCGTTGTGTTTAATTCTCTTCATTTTTTTTGATTACTCTTTTTATCAATGAGATTAATTCACTTTCAATAGACATATAAACTTCATTACCTAGTTTGGTGTTTTTAGTTCCTACAATCTCACCTTTTTCATTTGTGTTTTCTTCATCTGGTATCACAAATTTTTCTTTTTCGTATTGACCTAATTCATTTATGATTTCAAAATAAATTATATCAGCAGTTTCTCCTGCAATTTCTATTTTTTGGTTTTCGTCCATTTTTTCCTTTCTCGTTTTTTGTGTGAAATTCTTTTTTAATATAACAAGATGAGCATAATAATTCATTATCAAATGTTTCAATTAATTTATCTTCATCTTCTGCTAAATCGCATTTATCACATGGTATTTGATATTTCATTTTCTCCTTTCTAAATTCATCCTATAGTATCCTTCAGTCACTGTCAAGCTTGGAGCTTGAAGCTTGACGCTTTCATACGACCAGAGGTGGAACTCTAGAGATATCTCTCTAGATCCTTTCATCAGTAACTGATCGATTTGCGCGATACTGTAACCTCTGATCCCAGATCCAACAGCGTCTCAAAAAGAGTTAAGGTGATCAATCCCAACACTATTGGATCTGGGATCAGATTGCTGAGACGCTTTAAGTCCTTTATAACGAATCCGTCGTTTCTCAACAATCTGGGATCAGACTGATCCCAGATCCATTGGTTAGCTCGAGTTCCACAGGAACTATACTTTAGCGGTAAACTGTATGACTAATACAATTCCCAGAGTGGTCAACTCCTTTGCCAATAGATCTGGGATCAGTTGGGGTGTAGTTGTTATTCTCTTGCGAGTAAACACCGCACAACCCCAAGTTGTCCCAATCAGCGAGTAGGGTATATTGCTATCATCTACCGGCTGATTAATCCTATTTAATGCTTGACAAGAGGATTGTCAAGTGATAAATTTTCTTTTTATGAAAGGACAAAAAACATGAGTAGAATAAGACTAAATCAAGAGTACCGGAACAAGATTGGAACTCGTATGAGAGTACACCTTGAGGCAGAAGATACTCAAGAAAAAAGAAAATATGATGATCTAAAAGCAGATCAGCTTGAGATTAATGATAATGCTTGGAAATTGGCGGGGGAAATTGTTAGACGACATTATACTTTAGATGATGTTGCGAAAGCAAGATATCTGCAAGACAAGTTTGAAAATGTTGACACTATTCAACCGGATAGTTGTTTTCATTTTCATTATATGGGAATGGCTGAAAGTAGAGACTATGACAATAATCTTAAAATGGAAGAACAACAAATTGAAAAACATTTTGACTTTCGTTTGACTGGCTCAACAGATGTTGAAAATAACTCAAGTCATACTTCTGATAGTGAATATGGATATGCTTTATTGCGTGATGAAATAAAAGCGCAAGAGGGTTGTAATCCCGATATTCTCATTGAGCAAGATGGCAAAGATCATAATCCACATCTAACTAAATTTAAAGACGCAAACGACAAGTATTTAGGGGATGATGACAAAGGTTATGGCAAAGAGTGGAACGACAAATATAAACTCGATTTAATTGGTAGAGAATATTGTCGTGATAGATCAATAGCATGTAGTGAACAAGAGTTTAAAATTCTTGTTGCGTGGAAATCGGCAAAAGGTCAATTCATCATGGCGCATTATAACTGGATTAAATCTGTTTTAACGCAGATGAAATTTGTTAAAGATGTTGTCAAAGGTTATAAATATCTTGATGAGGCGATTGAGTTTGCTAATGAAAGTGGGTTAGCAATAACTGACGCAGAAATTATAAGAACTAATTCAACTGGATTAGCTTTCTATAATCCTAAAAATGCGGCAGAAATGTTAAAATCCATGAAGAATAAACATGTTAGTAGGAAGGATAAAATACTCGCTAGACGAGAATATGAGAAGGCGCAAATAAACTAACACTTGACTTAAGGGGTTATCTGAAATAGGATAATCCCTTAACAGAAAGATATAAAATGACTATAAAATACTTTACTTGGTTTATGAAATCACGAAAGAAAGTTGATACTGTTAGAGGTGTTGATGAACACGAAAATTTTAAATCAAGACAATGGGAAGATAAACAAGGAAATCCTTGTTATAACTTTTGGGATATTGACGCAGAACACCCAAGAACAGCAGTTAACTATACTGTGAGGAAAGCATGAACTCAATAATGCAATTAGTTTTATTTACACTAGGTTTATTACTATTTGGCTTTGGATTATTTGTTGGAGTATATCCACAAGGAGATCAAACAGTTGGACTCTTACTTATGTTTGGTGGTCTTGCTCAAATAGTTTATTCAATGAGCGTTTGCAATGACTCTTAAATATTGCCAAGGTCCGAAGTGCCATACTTACACAACGCAAGACAGATTAAAAGGAATGAAAGGAAGTAAAACTTTTCAAACTAGAAGAAGATCAGATTTTTATTATGGCAATAGTAATTTCTGTTCTTTAAATTGTCAGAATGATTGGTTTGGTACCTATGGAGATAGAGCCATTGACCACTATGGTAGAACAACCGAGCCAAAGAAATTAACAGAACAAAATGCATGGCAGAAAACATATGATTGGAATAGTAATGATGATAGGATTTATGTTTATCTTAATAAGATAACAATGGAACAAAGACCATTGACCGAAGCGCAATATCGTGATACTAATTACACAATTAATACAGGAGAATAAATATGCCATTAGGTAAAAACACACATCGTTTAGGAGGATTAACAAAAGAGGATATTAATTTCCCTAAACATTTAACACCAGAGATCATACACTCAGCATTGTTTGTGCATAACGCACCAACTAAAGCAGAGTTGAAGACACGTGTTGAGTATTGTGCTAAACAAATAGGTGATGAAGCAATGCAATATGCAATGGCATTATTAGTATTGCCTCACTTAATAGATAAGACAAAGGACTCACAAGAATATCAAGACTTCCTAGCTTCTCGCAAGAAGACAATCAACTAAACAAGTAAGTGCAACGCGCTTCGCGCGTTGCACCCCAACCAATCAACTAATTTTACCCTCTTACCTACTCATTCAATAGAGGTACCAAACCCAATCCCAAAAAAATCGCGCGCTTAAACATCGATCCCCAGATATATAAAAAGGGGTCCCACTACTCTGGGTTGAATTGCTTGATTTAGACAGTCAATGCTGGTAAAAA